CGTTAGCCACGGCTGCGTCGAGGTTGGGCCATTCGAGGGTGGCGCTGCGGTCGGTCCACGCGACGATGCGCGGGGCGTTGGGGCGCGCGTCGAGGCGCGCGGCGAATTCGGTGTGGGTGAGTGTCATGGTGTGTGCTCCCAGTAGGTGGTGGTGATCAGCCGACGCCGACGGCGACGGTGTTCAGTTCGTTCCGGATGTTGGCAGGCATGGCGTCCAGTTCCATGGCGACGGCATCGGCGCGGGAGCGTCCGGCGCGGATCCACGACGCAACGCGTCCGACGGTGCGGGTGCCCCACTCGACTTCGCCGCGCCAGTTCTTCGCATCGATCCGGGCGCGCATGGCGTCGGACAGGCGCACGATCCAGTCCGCCGCGCGGGCGTCTCCGCACTCCGCCGCCACGCGCGCGGTGATGGCCGGGCTGTAGTCCCACCGCATGATGGCGAATCGGTCGAGGCTTGATGCGTCGAGGCGGGTGGACCCGGTGTAGGCGCGGTCGGAGGCGAGCGCGTTCGCGCCTGCGAGCACGATGAAGTCCGGATGACGTTCGATCCGCTCGTCAGAGTCTGACGGGCAGATGTAGCCGTTCGAGGTCGCCATGTTCAGGGCGGTCACGACGGTGGGGTCGGCCTTGTCCAGTTCGTCAATGAGGAACACGCCGCCCTTGCGGAACGCCTCGACGAAGCGCGAGGGCTTCCACGCCATGTTCCCGTCGCGGATGGTTGTCGATCCCCAAAACGCGCGTTCGGTCGTGCCGCCGGACATGCTGACGGCGTCGAACGCCATGCCAAGGGCGCGCGCGACCTGTTCGGCGGCATGGGTCTTGCCGGACCCGCGCGGCCCCAGTAGCAGCACATTGCGGTCCTTGGGCTTCTGCGCGGTGCAGCGGGTCAGCAGGGCGGGGAACGATTCGTGCGTCACCTCGCCGTCGGGCAGGGCGACTGGGGTGTAGCCGGGCACGGTGATGTGCACGGCGCCGCCGCCCTTGGGGAGGTCGGACACCGCGCGCTCCACGACGGTGACGATGGTGCCATGGATCGCCTTGCCGAAGTCCCCGAAGGCGTCGAGCATGCCTGCGCCGACGTTGACGCCGGACGGCTGCGGCGCGGGCTGCGGCTGCGCGTCGAGGCGCGCGGGCTGCGGTGCGGGCTCGCGCCGGGGCGCGTCATCGTCCCGGTCCTGCGCCGGGAACGCCTGCGCGGCGAGCAGGGCGAGGGAATCGAACTGGGCGACGGTGGCGCGGTTCTGCGCGCAGTCACTCACCGCCTGCGCGAGCGCGACGGCAACGGGGGCGCCGTGGGGCACGGGCAGGGTGTCCCCGAAGGCGCGCCCAAGGGCGTCGGCCCATTCAGAGATACTGGCGAGCGCCATGTACTGGTGGGTGGCGCTCGCCTTCACCTCGAACGAAACGCGGCCACCGCGCTCGACGATCGCGATCTTGGCGAAGTTGGAGAGTTCCGACGGCATGCCCGACCCGGCGCCAGTCGCGCGCCATGCGTTGTAGGCGGTGCGGAATGCGCCGCCGTTGAGGAACAAATAGCGGGTGCCACGGTCGGACGTGAAGAGTGAGATAGGTGCCTTGCGAGCCATGAGAGTCTCCCAGTAGGGGGGTGAAGTGTGCGGGGCCAACGTGGCCGTCGCATCCGGCACCGTCGCGGGGACGGTGCACGGTGCGCGGTCACGTCAGGGGCAGGGACGGGCGAATGTCGGTCAGGGCGTCGCGCAGCGCCATGCGGCAGCATGCGTTCGTATGCTCCGCCAGTTGAACGATGGCCGATGGGCGGTCCATGCGATCGTCGATCGGGCAGGCGTTCTCCATCCGCACGACCAGTCGGCGCCAGTACAGGTTCCGGACATAGTCCTGTGCGGAGTCGCGCGCGATCCGGTACTCGTCGCCCTTGAAGTTGGCGAGGTCCGCCATGCAGCCGAAGGCGAAGGTGACTGTCTGCACGGCGGCGTCCACGTCGGGCGCAGTCTCCCCCACCAGTTCAACGAACCGCACGAACTGGATGGCCCATGGCGAGAGGTCGGGGCGCTGAATCGGGGCGGGCTTGCGAGTGGTCTTCATTGTCATGCTCCCAGTAGAGGGGTGATGTGTGCGGGGCCGACGCGGCCGACGCATCCGGCGCACCCAGTAGGTGCGCACGGTGCGCGGTCACGTCAGGGGCAGGGACGGGCGAACGTCGCGCAGGGCGGCTTCCAGTTCGCGACGTTCAACGTCGTAATGGCCGTTCGCGGTCTTCAGGGCCACACTCATGGTGCATGGGCATTCGGGGTTGCGCCATGGGGTGGCGTTGTAGGCGCGCGTCATGCGCACGCGCAGCACCGCCGCCTGCACATAGGCGTCCACCGCGTCGCGCACCTCCTCGTACAGGACTCCATTCACGCTCCCCAGTACGGCCATGCACCCAAGGGCGGAGCGGGCTGCGTTCACGGCATCGTCGGTCGTGGCGCAGGATTCTGCAAGCAGGTCGCATAGGCGGACGAACTGGGTCGCCCATGCGGGGAGGGGTTGGGCTTGGATCGGCGCGGGCTTGCGAGTGGTCTTCATTGTCATGCTCCCAGTAGAGGGGTCGAGCGCGGGCACCCGGCAACGTGCCGACGTGCCCCGCATGCGTGAGCATACACGCACCCGCCGGGAGTGTCAACCCCCCACCGGACAGGTGGCGTCGGGTCCGGCGCGCCGGACTGGGGGAGGGGCGCACGGCAGGGGGGCCACTTATCACGAACCGCAGGGGAGCACGACGGCAGGGGAGGCAGGGCAGCGGGGGAGGCGGGAGGCCGGGGGTAGTCCGCCACCGCCGGGTCGGCCGACGTGCCCGCCCGCGCGCGTTCCTCTCTTCATGCCGACGCCGTCGCCCGCACCGCCCGCACCGACCGCGCGGACCGCGCCGCCGGGGTCGAGCATGCATGCCGCAAGGGGGTCCGCGCCGGCCGTCGCCCTGGCATCGGCACCGGCTGCGGCGGGGTGGGGCGGCTCGCGCCCTCGCGCGCTCGCGTCGCGCGGCCCGCCGCCGGGGGCGACGCGCCCGCATCGCGACCGCCTGCGAAAAGCAAACCGCGATGCCCGGCACGGTCATCGCGCCAGATATACCCCCGCCCGCCCCACATGGAAATCAACTTGTGGTATGGTTGGCTGGTATGAAGCCGAGGATTAGTGATGCGCAGTTTGCGCACCGCAAGAACAAGGTTGCGCAGCGTGCGGAACTTGTGGAGCGGGGGTTATGGCAGCAGTTTGTGGATCGTCGTGAGTCGTTGAAGGCTGGTGGGATGCCTGCGCCGCAGGCGTGGGCTCAGGCGTTTGAGGAGGTGACGAATGGTGGTGTTGTTGTGGAAGATGGGGGTATGGATGTCTCTGGGGGTGATCTTGGGGGTGGTGGTGTTGTGGGTGGTGATGCGGGTGTTGGAGGGGCGGAAAAGTCCGGCGCGCCGGACTCGATTGGGCGGGTGAAGTTGGAGGTGTTGGCTGGGCGGGCGTGTTCGATTACGAAGACGGTGGAGTGGGTGGCGAAGATGATGATGGTGGAGGATCCGAGGGCGGAGGATGCGCCGAGCATGGAGGCGTGGAGCATGTTGTCGTGGGCGAGGCGGACGAATCAGAATGAGGCTCAGTTCTGGGGGCAGATCTGGTCGAAGATGATGCCGAGCAAGCAGCAGTTGGAGGCGGCGGAGCGGATTTCGGACGATGGGTCTGCGGTGTTGGAGTTGATTGACAGGGTTCGTGAGATCAGTGGAAAGGTGGCTGGCGATGCCCAGGAAAGTGATGCTTGAGTGGGAGTGGGTTGGTACAGTCCCGGAGGAGGATGTCGGTCTGGACATTGTCGAGAAGGTTGACCGGTTCTCGGCGCCCCGCTGCAAGCAGGCGGAGGACTTGCTTCGCGAGTGTTCTGGCGAGATCCAGAACTTGCGGATGGAGTTGGCGAAGGAGATGCGGGAGCAGACGTGGATGCGTGCGGAGATCGAGCGTCTGCATGTGCTCTTGCGTGAGTGCAGGCGGATGGAGATGGAGCGTGCGTTGTACGAGGGGGAGGGATGAGTCAGGGCTTGACTGTGTCTGGGCGGTTGCGTGAGTGGCTTGAGTTGTATGAGCCGAGCAACATGTTTGGGGCGGTCACGGTCCTGAATGTGAGGGATGCTCTCGCTGAGATTGAGCGGTTGACGGAGGAGCGTGACGAGGCCAAGCGCAGGAATGTCCTGTTGCTCTCCAAGTTGCAGGAGTACGAGGTGCGCGAACTATGAGCGACCGGATCATGCTGGCCGATGGGTTTGAGGATGCGTTCCTTGGGATTGGGACGCAGTTCAACCGTCACTTCGCGATCTACGATCGGCAGAAGTGCATCGAGATCCTGATGGATCGCGATGGGATGCATGAGGAGGAGGCGGAGGAGTACTTTGAGTTCAACGTGGCTGGCGCATGGGTCGGCCATGGGACTCCGGTCTTCGTGCGCAGGATCTGCATTGAGGATGCGCACGAGGCGATCGACGAACTTCAGGAATGAGGTTCCCGCACGTTCATCTGGTCCCGAAGGCACACGCGAAGAACCTTGAGTTCCGGCGCGAGTTGATTGCCTTTGCGAATCGTGGTGCGCGGGAGAAGGCGACGCTCCTATCGATGTGCGCGGAAGATTGCCTGTTCTACGTCAATGCATTCTGCTGGACGTATGACCCGCGCCTATCGAGCCCGACGGTCCCGTTCATCACATATCCGTTCCAGGACGACGCGATCCAGCGCGTGCATGAGTCGATTGAGAATGGTGAGGATCTGTTGTTTGCCAAGAGTCGCGACATGGGTGCGTCGTGGCTGATCCTGACTGCGTTCGAGCACCGGTGGCGGTTCAAGCATGGGCAGTCGTTCCTGGTCGTGAGCCGCAACGAGGACTATGTGGACAAGGCCGGCAACCCGAAGAGCCTGTTCTGGAAGTTCGACTTCCTGCACAAGAACATGCCTGGGTGGCTGTTGCCGAACCTCACGAGGACGCGGCTACGCATGTCCAACGATGACAATGGGTCGAGTATCGATGGAGAATCGACGACCGGCGACGTGGCGCGTGGTGACCGGCGAACCGCGATCATGCTTGATGAGTTCGCCGCGTTCGAGTCGTCTGACGGATACCGAGCATTGAGCGCGACCCGCGATGCCACCAAGTGCCGCATCTTCAACTCGACACCCAACGGCAACTCCAATGCGTTCCATGATCTGGCCCAGAAGCCGGACATGAAGCAAGTGCGCATGCACTGGTCCCAGCACCCGGTCAAGTCGGTCGGGATCTACACGGACTCCAATGGCAAGGCAAGGAGCCCGTGGTACGACAAGGAATGCCGGCGTTGTGCCAATGCCACCGAGATCGCGCAGGAACTGGACATCGACTTTGCTGGAAGCGACTACCTGTTCTTCGACGCATCGATGATCGATCGGCTGGTGTCTGGAGCCCACCCACCGATCATTCGCGGCGACTTGCTGTTCGACCCGCAGACCCTGGAGCCGATGGACTTCGTGGAAAGCGGCAATGGCAAACTGCGGCTGTGGGTCAAACCCACCCTTGGACTGAAGTTGCCTGACGATCGAAACTATGCCATTGGCGTGGATATCGCTACCGGAACCGGCGCAAGCAACAGCGCCATCTCCGTCGGGGATTGCCTGAGCGGGGAGAAGGTAGCCGAGTACGTTGACCCAAAGATCAGGCCGGACGAACTTGGCCGGCTTGCCGTGGCCCTTGGGAAGTGGTTCAAGGGCATGCAGAAGGAGGCGTACATGGTCTGGGAAGCACCCGGACCAGGCCGAAACTTCGGTGACGTGGTCATGGGAAGCGGATACCGGAACGTGTACTACCGCAAGAACGAACTGGCAATCAATGCCAAGAGCGGCACCGTGCCGGGATGGTGGCCCACCAAGGACGAGAAACGGTCCCTGTACGGGGAGTACCGCCGGGCATTGAACGAGGGCGAGTTCATCAACAGATCCGTGGACGCCCTGCGGGAATGCAAGGAGATCGTCTACACGGACGGCGGATGGGTCATCCATGGCAGGAGCATGGCAAACGTCGATCCGTCTGGCGCACGAGAGAACCATGGCGACCGGCCGACAGCGGACGCCCTGTGCTGGAAGGGCATGCGTGGCC